GAGGAGTCAGCTGAGGGTCGTGCTTTCCCGGAGTGGTCCAACGACGTGCACGTGTGCGATCCGTTCGAGATCCCGAGCGAGTGGCTTCGCTTCCGAGCGGTCGACTATGGCTATGGCGTCCCGTTCTGTTGTCTGTGGGGCGCACGCGCGCCCTGGGGGCAGGCGTTTATCTATCGCGAGCTGTATGGTGCCGGCATCGTCGACAGCGAGCAGGCCACGCAGATCCTGGCCGCGACACCGCGGCGCGAACGAATCCGCGACAGCGTTGGAGACCCGTCGATGTGGACGCGCACCCACAATGGGCGCCCGGTGCTCGCACCGTCGGACGCGTACGCAGAGATGGGTCTCGTCCTGGGCAAAGCGAGCAATGAGCGACTGGCGGGCAAAGCGCGTGTGCACGAGGCGCTGTACTTCGATGACGACGTGCAACCCATGCTCCAGGTCTTCCGCGGCGCCGCGCCGAACCTGGTACGCACGCTGCCCAGGCTGCCGACGGACCCGCACAACCCCGAGGACGTCGACACCACTGCCGAGGACCACGCCTACGATGCGCTGCGCTACCTGCTCGCGTCGATGGAGTTCACCTGGCCATCGCGTGAACTCGCGCGCTCAACCTACTCGTTCAGCCGGCGGTAGAAGCGGTGCAGCCAGAAGCCGAGGATCACCGCGGCGCACAGGCCCAGCACGATGCCGGCGTACAGCAGCACGGGATTGATCTGCAGGTCCCTGGCGGTGGCCAGGATCCACAGGAAGCCCACCACAAAGGCGGCGAAGCCGATCAGCCAGATCAGAACGTTCTTGAAGAGCCAGTACGCGAGCGGCAGCATGGCGACGCCGGACAGGCTCCGTTCAGTCGCCGAGGTAGATGACTGACGGCGTATTTACCGACGTACCGATGCGGTTGCCGCTCGTGTCGTAGTGGGTGGTGGTCGTTGGCACGTCGTTGTGCGTGCTCCCGTCGAGATAGATCACCGATGGGGTCGTGACGCTCGTGCCGATCTGGCGGCCGTACTGGTCGTAGTCGACGGAGGTGGTGCTCGGTTGGACGAGAGTGTCGGCGCTGGCCGCGGCAGGTCCTGCGAGCGTGGCGATGAGCGCCAGTCCGGCGAAGAACGCGCGGTAGGATCGAATGTGCATGGCGAAGTGACTCCTTCGTTGTGCGCGGTGACTCGGCCCCCTTGGCTGGGCCGGGTCGCCAACTATACCGGCTTAGGTGGTTGAGCTGGTGTCTTTGCTCGTCGTGGACCTGGTTGAGGTGGCCGGCTTCGCGTCACTGGTCGGCTGGTTGAGCGGCGCGTTCGATTGATCGTTGGGGAAGATGCCGGCATTGCGGCGCGCCTCGGCGACGCGTTCCTCGTCGAGCGCCTTGCGCTCGCCCTCCAGCTCCTCATCGGTGCGCGGCACGCCGGCTATCCGATTCATAGCGTCCTCGGGCGACTGCACCCGCTTCTGCGGTGCCGGATTCTGGGGGGTGGTCATGCCGGGTAGTGTGCACCTTGCGGGCCGGCCGTGAAACATTCCGAACAATGTTTCACGGCGTTACACTCGGGCAGCGTAGGCTGTGGCTGACCGACCCCCGAGCTCGCAGTACCTGAGCGAGCTGCAGGCGGAGATGTACGACCGCTACCGCCGCGACGACGTGCAGATCGACACGTACCGCGCGCAGCGGGAGATGCGCGTGCCGGCCATGATGGGCGCCGACGACAAGTACACCCTGGTCAACGTCGACCCGCGCGACCCCGACGTCTCCGAAGAGGCCTTCCAGCAGACGGCGATGCTGACCTTGAATCGGCCGAAGCTGCACCTGGACGGCGGCGAGAGCGACACGGCGCAGACCGCGGCCTCGCAGCGCGAGCACTGGACCGAGCAGACTCTGTGGTCGTGCGGCTCGAGGACGCCGGGCATGGACACCATGACCTTCCTGACCGACGCCGCGCTCAACGACGGCGGGGCGTGGACGAAGATGCTGTTTCTGCCCGACGCCTGGGACAAGCGCTACGCCTACCCCATCCCGAACCCTGGCGAGAGCGCCGAGGCCTGGTCGCACTACGACAAGGCGACCGAGGACGTGAAGAAGCAGTGCGGCCCGCCGTTTGCCTGGGAGTTCGTGGACGCGCGCACGGTGTATCCCGACACGATGGGCGGCCGCATCGCCGAGGTGATCGAGGTCACCGATCGCCCGGTGCGCACCACGTTCCGCCGCTACCGCCTGGGCGTGGACGAGGACGGCAACATCGTGCCCGAGGAGTGGGGCCAGCCCCAGCCGTCCAACGCGTGGGGCGCCAATGGCCGCCCGATCCTGCCGACGTCGATCACCATGCTCGAGCACTGGGACGACACGTGGGCGACCTGGTGTGTCACGGGCGAGAACTACAAGCGCCAGCCCACCGGCCACATCGTCAAGCAGTTCAAGCACAACTACGGCTTCATTCCCTACGACTTCGCGCCCGGCCTGTGGATGAACCACTGGCGCAATCGAAAGGTTGGCTGGGGCGTGTCCCAGACCAAGCTGTGGTTGGTGCAGTACCGCCAGTACCTCCGCGCGATGCACGCGCAGTACGTCGCACGCGACCTGCTGAGCCCCATGGTGACCTACGGCGATTCCACCGCGGCGCCGGTGATCGGCGACGACGGCAAGCCGCGCGATCGCGACCCCGGTCCGCTGCCCGGCGAGGTGATCAACCTGGGCCCAGGCCGCCAGATGCAGACGATCAAGTACCCCGACGCGGCCACGCTCGAAAAGCACATGCAACTGATCGACAACGCCATCAAGGAGCTCGAGTCGCCGCGGGTGACCACCCTCAGCGGCATGGAGGGCGCCGGCTTCGCCATCAGCCAGGTGCTCAGCTACTCGAGGACGCGCGTCGGGCCGATCGTCAACAGCATCCAGGAGCTGCTCAAGCGGCAGACCGAGAAACTGTGGGACCTGGCCCAGAACCACGTCCAGGAGAAGATCTGGGTTGGCTACACCGGTCAGGAGGCGAAGGGCGGCTCGGGCTACATCGGGCTGGGGCCCGACGATTTCGCGCGTCCGGTGAAGATCACGTGGGACGTGCAGCAGGAGCTGCCGACCGACGACATGATCAAGGCGCGCTACGCACACGAGCGCTTGGAGGCCGGCACCTGGGGCTCGGACGAGGCGATCGAGTACCTGGGCGACAACCCCGACGAGATCCGCCGCTCCAAGGCGCGCGACCGCATCCGTCAATCGCCCGAGTACCAGAAGTGGCTCGACAACCAGGTGTTCCAGTTCGCGGGCCGCGGCGACATCCTCGGCTCCGCGGCGCAGGCGCAGGCGATCGCCGCGAAGGGCGTGCTCCCCGGTCAAGCCGGCCAGCCAGGCCTGCCCGGTGGCATGCAGACGCCGGCGCCCGGCGTGTTCGAAGGAGGCGGGCCGGGCGCGGGCGGCGTGCCGGACCTCGGCGCGCTGGCCACCGCGCCGGGCGGAGCGGGCGCGTTGCCGCCGCCGGGCCCGCAGGTGATGGCCGGCGCGGCGCAGAATATCGGCGCACCAGGTGCAGGAGGAGTTTGACCATCATGGGATTCACCCCGAAGAGCGGACGCGAGCATCCACCAGCTCCCAAGCCCGGCGGCGGCGGGGCCGGCGGCACGCAGTGCGGGTCCGAGGGCCCGATGACCAATCACGGCGGGGGCTACGGCGCCGGCGGCAAGGTCTCCAACGCCGTCGAGCGCACGCGGCCACCGCTCAAAGGCCGCTAGCCATGGTCCAGAAGCGGCGCGGTCGCAAGTGGACCGAGGCGAAGGACACCGCGGCGGACAAGCGCGCTGGCATCAAGCCGGGCAGCGCGAAGGACAACGCCCTCGACCGCGCGCGTGGCGTGCCGGTGCGCCAGGCTCCGAAGGGCAAGAAGTGATGGCGCAGCTGTCGTAAGTGCTTGGGTGAAGATGCGATCTTTCCGCTGGTCTGCTTCGCGCTGATGATCGTGGTGCTGGCCGCCGTGCTCTGGAACGAGTGGCGCTGATGCGACCGCGGCGCTTCGGTCGTAACTGGGAGTTTCCGCGGCGCTGGTGGCCGTTGTTCAACGCGCTCGGGTGGGACGGCTGCCCACACTGGAGCCGTCACTTCACCTGGCGGGACGCGTAGACAGGTATGCCCGCACAGAACAATCCGCAGGACCCGGAGGCGCTGCGCAATGCGCTCACGCGCGAGGTGACCACCGACGCATCGGTCATCGCCGGCCAGGTCTTTCGCGGCCCGCAGGGCGACGTGAGCCGCGTGAGCAACGAGCAGCTCGACAACCGCTACCGCCAGGCCTTCGTCAACAACGACCGCCAGTTCCTGATGCAGGAAGCCGTGCGCGACCCGGAGCAGTTCCTGGCCAGCATGGAGCGCCTGGGCGTGAACATGCCGCCGGGCGAGGAGATCCAGCCCGATCCGCCGCTGCCGAAGGCAGCGCAGAGCAACGTCAAGATTCCCAAACCGCCGGCCGCGGCCGTGCAGCAGGCGTACGACACACCCGCGGACGTGCCGCAGGTGCCGCAGCTTCTGACCCCACAGATGCCGACGTTGCCGCCGCCGGCAGTCCTTCCGGGGCCGCCGTTGTTGTCACCAGGCGGCGGCGGCCCCAATCTGCCGCCGCCGATCCCGCCGCCGGCGCAGCCCCCCTACTAGCCCGTGCCGTTTCTGCTGACCGACGACGCGAACAAGACGTTCGTCGACGAGCTGCAGCAGCACCTCGATAGCCTGCTCCACCTGCAGACGGGCCCGCCGCCGCGGCGCGCGCTGACGCAGACCGCGCCGGTGCCGCTTATCCCGCCGACGAGCCCCACCGAGCCGGTCACCGCGCCCCTGGTCGCGCCGGCCCCGCAAGCGCCGGCGCCGCCGGTCCAGGCTCCGCCCCAGCCCGACCCCGACGTGATGCAGCAACTGCAGCAGCACGTCATCGACCTGCAGAGCGGCGCGACGCAGGCGGTGCAGGGCGGCGTGCTCGAGCTCGGCGACGTCAAGAATCAGCTGGCCCAGCACGTGAGCGACGTCAGCAACGGCGTGATCAACCTGACCCAGCCCAGCACGCCGAGCGCCGCGGCTGCGACGCCTAACGTAGGCCCGCCCACGTCGCAACCGGGCGGGCCCATCGACTCGAGCTCACCCGAGGCCTTCGCGCGCAGCGTGACGCCGTACGCCCAGGCAGCTGCCCAGGCACTCGGCGTGGACCCCAAGTGGGTGGTGGCGATGATGGGCTCCGAGTCGAACTACGGCAAGGCGCCCGGTAACGAGCTCTTTGGCGTCAAGGGCAGCGGCACGGCCGGTTCGCAGGTGCTGGCGACCCACGAGGGCGAGTACGGCGGCACGGCCCAGAACGCCGGCTTCGCGGCCTACAACACGCCGCAGGAAGCGGTCAGCGACTGGGTCGACCTGATCAAGCGCCGCTACCCCGGCGCCATCAACGCGCCGGACCTGCCCAGCTTTGTGCACGGTCTCAAGCAGGGCGGCTACTTCACTGCCGCCGAGCCCGAGTACCTGGGCATCGTGCAGGGCATCACTAACCGCCTGGGCGGCATCGTGGACCAGGCCAGCGGCGCGGTCAGCCAGGCCGGGCAGGCCGCTGGCAACGTGGTGCAGGGCGTGCAGAGCAAGCTCGGCGACATCAGCCAGTTTGGCGACAAGCAGCTCAGCGCCGCCGAGGCGTACGCGGCGTGCGGGCCCGCGGCGGCGGTGCGGTTCGCCCAGCTGTTCGGCCGCAACCCGACGCTGCGCGAGGCGACCGATCTGGCGACGAAGGTGGGCTGGACCAGCGGCAGCGGCATGGCCGGCCTGGGCAGCGAGAGCAAGCTCTTCGA